CTGCTTCTTTCTGGGCTTGCCCGAATTCAAAAAACGCATCTCCAATAGATGTATAAGATTTTGCTAATTTTTCTGCAGCTAAAGCTTCCTTTTCAAATGCTTGTGCGCGCATTTCTACTGCTTGTTTACGATTTACCCGCCCTAATCCTATACCATATCTACTACCTGCGAAAGCAGTAGAGATAAAGCCAGAAAATCCCAACCTGTCATTTTCTCTAATATCTTGAGCTTTTCTCCGCTTTTTCTCTGCCTTCATTTCAGCCTCTATGGCCTTTTGATATTGGTTCGTTGCTAAATCGCGCGCAGCAGAGGCTTTTGCTTGTTGCTTAAGGGCATTGGTCAACTCATTAGAATTCTTAACAAAGGCACTTTGCGCATCATCAGCATCCTGAATTGAAATACCGAGCTTCGTGAACTCCGATTGATTTTCCTTGATCCACTTCCGCTGCTCGTCAGCCCCACCCTTCATGGCTTTCCATTCGCGCTGCAATTCTTTGTAACGAAGCAGGTTATCAGCTAAAGTTTTCGAATTCTCCGACACGGCTTTATTCACATCTCCGAACATCTGCGTAGCTGTACGTATCTTAGGAGTGCCGCCGAATAACTGTGAGAAAAAGTTCCCGATCTCCTTGCCGTATGCGGTCACGAGCGTAATTCCCACGACCAAGAGCGTTTGCCACGATACAATCGACTTGAGCAACTGTTTCCATACCGGCACACCCTTTTGTCCAGAAGCCAATAAAGCTTCATTCGCAATCCGCGCCCGTTGTATCTCGTCGATAAGCATCGGTATGTTGTTGGAAATCGCTAAGAAAAACTGCTGAAGCGACATAGTAAGTGAAGGCAATTCGCGGGCTACCTGCTGCACCTGAAATTGCAACGGGCTGAATCCGCTGGCGTAATTACCGACATTCCGCTGGAAATTCCCCATCGAAGCGTCAGCCTTTTTTACTTTGGCGTCCAGCAACTCTATATTACGGAGCATTTCAACTCCCAACGGCGATTTTTGCACATCTTCCCCCAAACGCCGGTAAGTCATACGCAAACGCTCAAGGAGCTGTGCCCCCTCATCGTAAGACCCATTCGCCGCTAATAATTGCTTAGTGTTGGCATTAAGTTGAGATCGGGTTTGCTGAAGCGATATTTTATACTGTGTTTCAGTGTTGAGCAACTGTGCCCGTTTTGCAATGGCATCTTCCGAACTGATACGCCCCTCTTTTTCAGCTTTAGTCAAGTCCTTGCGCTCTTTCTTGATGCGCGTCAAAACAGCTTGCTCTCGCACCATCTGTTCGAGCAAATCACCACGGGCACCAGCAACGCTTTCGACCAAATCGCTGAGTTCCTTGATACTCTTGGCCTCTGCCTGCGTCGCCTTCGCCTCCGACTGAGTAGCCGAAGTCAATTCCGACTTCTGTCTGCGAAGCGCAATGATTTCGCTTTCAAGCGCGGCAGCCTCCTTCTTCATCTCCTTATAGGCACGCGACAGCCGGTCGGCCTCGACGGCGGCATCCTGCGCGGCGCGCTTCTGCTCGTCGGTCGTGCCGCTCAGCTTACGCAAGCTCTGATCCAAGGTGTTCGCCTTTTTCTGTATCTCGTCGATTGACTTGACATACTTGTCGCGCAGTTTTTCCAGGTCGGCGATCAGCTTGTCGATCGCGCCGTCGTCCTGGAACAGGTCGCTGGTTTTTATCGGGTTGTTCACCTCAGTCATGATAATGTCAGTTTACTCGTCTTCGTAATTTCTTGGCCTCGTTTTTCATATATGCGAGGGCTTGGTAAAACTCCAGTACCGTCATGTCCCGGGCATCCATCTTCATGGACTTCGAAACAAGAAGCATGATGTCGGTGTAGTTCTTGTCGAACAGCACATCGGCGCCTTTGACTGTCGAGAATGCCTGCGGGGGATTCTGCATCAGGATGAAATCGTCGATGCGGCCGATGTCCTCCGAAGCATCCTGTTCAGTAGTTATTTCCGAAAGAACCAGCCGCGTGCGCCGAATGATCCTTTCGGTCGCATCTTTTTCATGTACGTCGTTAAACGTAGCCGGGAAATAAACAGAAAGGTCTTCGCTGATTTTTTTTTTGATCGCCTCGGCGAGCCGGGAGATCACGGTATGTTTCACATCGTCCAGCAGGGCCAGCGTTTCGTTCAGCCCCTCGTCGCTCAGATCGTCGCGCGGCCAACCGTCGACCTCCGCCACCAGCGCCGCAAAGGCCATATGACGGGGCGACACGCCCTGCACGATATAGTAGAGGTTGTTTCGCATATTCTCCAGCTCTTGCAAAGCCTTTGCGGGGTCTTTGGGGATATACGACGCGATCCGCGCCATATGAACATCCACGTCTGAGAAATCCGACCCGATACCCATATCGTACAGAAGGCATTTGTTGAACCTCTGAAAACGCCTGATCGGCATTTCATCCACGTCCTCGTAAATTTTCACGGTATGCCCGCGGAATTGTTCCGTTCTCATAGCAGCGCGCGGGTTATCGGGGTGGACATGAAGGGTATGAGCAGCAGCGCCGCATCCCACATAATAACCGCTGCGACGACGGACAAGACGACGGCCACCCACCAGGACAGGCAGTAGTCGCAGCTGAAAAGTTGCGACACGAACCGCGGCGCCGTAGCGACAACCAGCTCGCGCAGTCCGGTCGTGACGAGGAAGATGATTATGAATGCAGCAAAGAGTGCTACGCAGAACATAAGGCAAATAAAGGCTATCATATCAACTAATGGTTTAAATTATTTTTTGCGGAACCCGGAGCAGCCGCCCCTCCGAATCCTTGAGTGCGCGTCCTTGGTTGTCGTAGAGTTGGTCGGTGGCAGCGGCAGGCACGCATTCTTCCGACAGTTCCAGTTCGCCTTCGACGGCGAAGCCCCCGTAAGGCACCATCAGGTATTGCGTGTCCACCTCGGAGAGAGAGTAGCCGCGGTATATGTTCTCGTGGCGCTCATAAACCTTCTCGACCCACAGCCCGCCGTCGGAAAGGGTCACCTGCCCGAGCACGGCCAGTACGTCCATCTTCAGTTGCTCGCGGTTGCTCATGCCCGGCCCCCAGATCGTCCGCTCGTCGAACCACACAACCAGCCGGAACGGTGTGAAGAATTTGTTCGGCGCGAAGCGGTTGTACTCCGGGAACCGGTAGGCATCCGGGATGTCGAAGAAGCTGAAGTTTCCCAGCCGCGCGTCGGGCAGCATCGACAGGTACTCCGTATCGCCGGTATAGATGGCTGGCATATAGTAGTCGCGGCCCTGTATACGCTTGACGATGCGCTGCGTCTTGCCGTAAGCGTGCGTAAGCCAGGAAACATTCGCTTCCAAAGCCGTCTGCAACTGCCCGAGCACTTTGTCGAGCAAAACCGGATTTTCGTTCATTTTCTATTGTTTATCGTTTCCACAAGTTTTTCACGCAGGAACGGCAGGATATACGACCGCGCCAAATCGTCGAGGTTCTCGCGGTTCAGGCCGAATATCTCCCTTCCGTATTTACGCACCAGGTCGTCGGTTTTCCAGTCGGAGGCCGTGATCTCGAACCCATCGTCCATATAGCGGATATAAAAACTACTTTCGAAATCGCCCGTATCGCGCAGCGTTACCCGGTTGTAGGGCTGGCCGCGGAGCCGCTTCTCCTCGACGGTGACCGGAGAATAGGGCTGATAGTCCGCGATAGACACGCCAAGGCGGTTTTCGCCCCTTTCGAACAACTGCTCCTCGGCATTGGCGTCGATTACGACCGCCTCGTTCTCACGCACGCATTCGAGCACGTAAAAATCCTTGCGCTGCCTGAAATCACGAAGGGCATTTATCATGGACTGGATCGGGCTCATTGTTCTAAAGGTTTTCATCTCCCCGGGGAGAAACACCTACTTTCGAGGGTTAAATTGTTCTTTTCGTCACATTCCAGCGACCGAGCCGTAACGCACGCCGCCATTGTGGCAAGGCAGGCAGATGCGCGACATCCCGGCCGTATCGAGTTGCAGGGACTTGTATGCCCGGGTCAAATCGGCGACCAAGCCCGAAGGCCGGCCGGCGGTGTTGCCCTCCAGTTCGAACAGGATGTCCGTCCGCGTGATGTTCGACTGGTTGCGGTTGATCCTCACATTGGGATTGTAGGCCATCGTACGCAGTGCGTTCACCGCAACCTGTTTGGCTACGACCTCCGCGAAGTTCATGCGCTGCTCGACGATGAAGTCGGTGTAGTCGCATTCGATAGTCACTTCGAGGTTCATCCCGTAATTGCGCGTATAGGTGTAGCCCATGCACGCTATGTCCCACAATTCGGGGTTCCGGGCAAAGTCCGCCTCTGCGCGGACGGCGAACGGGTAAATCTCCAGGTATTTGTGGATCATCCTCCACAACTCGTATTCCCCGCGCCGGCAGGCGCAAGGCTGTTGCGACCAATCGCGGTTCAGGTTCACGGCCTGCATTTCCGCGGGCAAGTCCGGCTGGTTATAGCACACGTACCACGACCCGCCGGCATTCCCCTGCTGCAAATAGGGCAGGTAGCAGTCTTTCACCGGGAACCACTGATACCCTGCCTTGGCCTTCACGTCGAACTGGAAGGTATACACCGGTTTGAGCAGGCTCGAATGGAACACGTACACCGTTACCGGGCCACTGCCGGTCATTTGCAGGCCGATGCGCTCAATCTTCGTGGTGACACCCAATGCGCGGATCGGCACCACCTCGTACCCGACGACCTTGCCGGTGCTCTGGATCGCATCGGCAATACGCCCGGTGCCGTCGAAAAACGTCCGCTTGTCGAGCAGGCTCTTCGCCCTGTTGTCGACCGCATGGCCGTTGATGAAGGTCTGGGCGGCCAATGCCACCCCCGACTGGCGTATCGAGCGCAGGAATGCGGAAAACGGGTCGTATTTCGACCAGTATTCGCCATCGGACAACGCGGCCCCCATGTTGTCCTGCAAAGCCTCGTACAAGTCTTTACCGCCCCGGGAGTTCGCAACGACATCCCCGGCCCGGTATTCGAATCCGGGATCATAGACAGCATAGGTTACACCGGTCTGGTCAGGCATACAATGATACAGGTTCTCCAGCGTCAGGAGCGGATGTACGTCCTGAAAGTAAAGGCCGCTGTCAGATTGTGTCAGGTCTTCGTCGATCCGGTAGGTCGGGTTCGGGTCTTTGCGCCAGCCGACAAGCCCCGCGAGCTTACTCTGTATTTCGGGTATTCTATACATTGCGGTTTAATAAGACGGGGGCAGGGTACTACCCTACCCCCGTCGGTTGAACTTGTGTGGTCGATTACGCCCCCGCCACCTCTTTCGTGTTCACGGGCGATTCGGTCGGATTGACTACCTGCACCGGAATCGTCGTCACGGGCGTCATGGTCGATTTCAGGATGTCGAACTTCATGATCGGGTTGGCGATCTCCGCAGGGTCGGAATTGTAAGCCACCATGTAGGCCACGTCTACCGAGAAGCCGTAGTACTCCTTGTGTACGCATTTCATGTCGGACGAAGCGGCGCCGGCAATACCCGAGTAGTCGCCTACGCTGTCCTTGAAGAATGTACCGACGGGAATGTTCAGGACGGGCAGCGTCGAGACATCCCACTCACCCATCGGGCCGAGGTCGGTACGGCGCAGGGCTTCACGATCCACGCGGAACAGCATCCCCACATTGCCGTGCTCGACGGCATAACCGCTCGCATAGGCGCTGGATTCGTTGGCGACATTGTTCGTGAAGTGGAAAATCTTGTTCAGGTACTCGTTGCGCTTGTCTACGTCGTTGTAGAGACCGTGCTGCGCGAGTTTCGTCACGAGGGCCTGAATCCCTGCGTTGCCGACGATGTGCATGCGGCCGAAATAGTCGTTTGCAGCCATCATCGCGTCGAAATCGGCAAGGGCATCCTCACGCTGCACCCACGGCACCTGCACCGAGTTTCCCGCCTGCGTGTAAGTCAGCAGTTCTTTGAACACCTGCGTTTTGTTGGCCGAAAGAGCCGCGACCGCACCGGCATCGAGCGTGTCGGCCAGCTTGTAGAGGTACTTCAGGAACTTGCGCTCCCAGTCCTTCTGGATTCTGATTTCGTTGTTGTCGTACAACGTCGGAACCATCGTGAATCCCCACGCATACGTTACGAAGGTAACGTTTACGAGTTTCGACGTATTCTCGTCGTCGGCGATGTCGCAGCTACGGACATTCGAAATGGTTACTTCACCGTCGTAGTCGATGACGGGGATTTGCACTTCGCGGCCGTTGGCGGCGAAAGCACGCTCACGCAGTTCGTCGGTGATGATCCCATCGCGGGCGTAGGACTGCTCGACGAAGAGGTCAAGCGCACCGTAACGGGACGGGCGGGCCATATTCTTGTCGAGGTCGGAATTAACCCGCAGATTTTGCATTTTTGTTTCGATAAGAGACATAATAAAAAAGTTAAATAGTTAATACTTTCGAAGCTGACCCTTTGCCCCGTTGGTTATCGTTTTATCTGATAGGTAGCTCCTGGACTTTGTTCTCCGCCCGAATCTTACTGTGCTCATCTGTGAATTCGGGCGTCCCTTTCACGAACCCGTCACGGCAAAGCTGCTCGACGATCATCTCGTCGGCCTCTACCTGCGTACGGGCACCTCCGATGTCGTATCGGCTGCCGCCCGCATTCCCCGGCGTGGCTTTTGTCCCGGCACCGGCCTGCTTCTGTCCCTCGGCCAGAATACCGAGCGCCGAGAGTTTCTGCGTGAGCAGTTCGGTCGCGGTGAAAGGTTGCAGGCCGTTGGCCGGGTTGTTGAGCTGCACCCCGTTCTCGTCCTTGAAAACAAGCCGCTGCCCGCCGTTGCCGTCGGGGATGAACTCGGGTTTATGAGCCGTTTCCAGCTCCTTGACGATGTTCTGCACGGCCAGGTCGGCCACAGCCTGCGGAATCTCGGGTTTGAACTTGAGCGCCGCGGCTGCTCCCTTGATCTCGTAGCCAATTTGCAGAGCGGTCATCTTCGATACGCTCTCTTTTGTCAGCTTATCCAGGTCGGCCTTCGTGTCAGCGTAGAGTTTTTTGGTGTTCTTCAGCTCGGCCTCCTTTGCGGCCAACTGCGCCGAAAGGTCGCCGGCGCCCCCGGCCTTCAGTTGCTCTCTTAGCGCATCGCGCTCGCCCGTCAGCGCGGTGACTTTCTGCTGGAACTCATCGGACTTATCGGCTCGGCGCTTGATCTCGCCGGCCGCGCGCTTGAGGTAGTCGTAGGTCTTTTCCCCCTGCTGCTTGGCAATCCCGGTCGCTGCCAGGATGTCGGCATCGTAGTTGCCGTGCAGTTCTCCGATTTTGTTGCCGATGACGGTATTCTCGTCATTGCGAGAAAGTGTTTCGATCAGGCTGACCTGCTCGTCGGAAAGCCCCGCGAGGGATTCATTCGCCCGAAGCGTTTCTTTTGTAAGTGCCATAATTTATTTACCCTTTATAAATTCGTGTGATTACTGCTCCTCCTCCGAATCTTTGTCGGACTGTCTCTCCCCCGCGCTCTCGTCCGGCTTCCCGTCGTCTTTCTTGGTTGCCGGTGCAGGTGCTTCTCCCGCACGGATGACCGTTACCGGCGTAGGAGTTGCCGGAAGTTGCGCCTCGGCCAACGTCTTCGCCGTGGGCATGTAAAGCAATTCGACCGTGTAGCCCTGCTTATAGAGTTGATCCTTGACTTTGGCGTACTCGCGGACGCCGAATTTCTGCATGCGGGGACGTGAGAGTTTCTGCCCCGTCCGTTTGTCGTAATTGGGCTGTTCCAGGGTTACATGTACGTAAGCCTCGTCGCCCGGAGCCGGTTTAAACGGTTCCTGAACCTTTCCTGTTTTGCTGTTCTGTGCCATAATTTCGTAAAGCGTTAGTTATTCGTTGTATCTTGATGTCGTGCGGAATGTTCACGCCGAAGTCGACCACGTTCATATTCTCCCTTTCGAAGCGTGAGACGAAGGCGGAAAAATTCAGTTTCACAGCCAAATCCGCCGGGTCTACAAGCCCCTTGTCATTGAGTGCCATTAACTCGGTTCGGGTCAGGTGCCGATATGGTTCCAACTCCGAAAGGATCGCCATGCGTTGCATCTGCAAGGGATTGTTCCGGTACTCCGTCTCGATGATCTTCTGCGACAGGGCGTCCAGTTCGGCATCGGACGCTCCCTGCTCTTTGGCCTTCGCATAACGGGCGCGAAGTTCCGACGCTGTGGTCAGGTAGAATTCGGTGCCCCAGTCGACAGTCGCCGACGTAAATCCCGAGCCGTAACGCAGGCGGCAGACCGTTTCATCAACGAACCGCTGGGCATTTTCGAAATTACGCTTCACGGTCGTCAATACCGTCGTGCGGTTTTCGAAGGATGCCTCAACCTGCATTTCGTTGACGGCCTGCCCGTTGACCTCCTCGTTATCCACGCCGACACAGTTGCGGATGATATTCCGTTCTATGCGCTCTACCTCCTCGACATTGTAGTCGAGCGAATTGCGGTCGACCGTCAGTATCTGCACCGGATTACGCAGGTCGGGGCCGTTCGGCTGCGGGACGGGAACCTCAACGAATGAGCCGGGGCCGCTGAGACGCTTGTTGCCGCACACCGGGCATCGCTCCACGGCACCGGTCGTCGGGATGATCTTGTAGTTCCCGTTTTTGTTACGCAGGAACCCGCCGTCGCAATAATCCCCCGAATCGTCGTTATGGAAATTGCAATCCATTTCGTAACCCGAATACACCGGATAAGGCGCATACAGATCGAGGCATTGCTTCGATATGGCAAAGAACAGATACCAGTCGAGCGCGGCAAGCTCCTTCGACAACGGGCTGCGCTTGATCTCCGGCTCGCGCAGGTTCACAGGTGTCGTCCAGAAAAAGCGAGCGGGACAATAGCCCAGTGTGTGCGGGTTATTCACGAGCAGCTCCCCCACGTTGCCGTCCTTTCCCTTGCGGAACAGACGGTAGCGCTCCTCGTCGAAAACTGCGATCCGGTCGTCACCGACCTCGAAAATGATCCATTCGAAATTCGAGAAGCCTTGCTTCGTACGGTCGATCCGGAAGTCGATCACCCGCTCGATCGACAGCCAGTAGAAATACGGCTCGGGCAACTCTCCGGCCTGCACTTCGGGCACGTCCACGATCAGCACCGAGTTGATCCCCGTTTGAAAGTGTTCGAACCCGTCCGTCTGCCATACCGTCGGCTCGTTGAGCCTTTCCGCACGGTATTTCTCCCAGTCGTCACGCTGCGCACTATCCTTGAACTGGTAGGAGAAAACCGGATTGCGCCCGTCGAATACGCGGCTGAGCTTATCGAAGATCACCCCCGTCAATTCATTCGTCTTGACCGGGAATCGAAACAGCGAGAGGAACGTAACGAACTTGTCGTGCGGAATCAAACCTTCGACCCAACCGAGGAACTGCGTTGCCATCGCGCCCATTCGGTACTGGTCAAGGTTTGTTTCCGCATGAAATCGGATGCGTTCCTGCTGCCGGATGGCCTTATGCTTCGTCCCGCCGTGGTGCGGCGTTCTTATCCGGTCGCGTATTTCTTCGATGCTCAATCCCATTTGCAAGGGTGAAAGTGAAAGGTGAATCTTCGGGTAATTTCCAGCCGCCGTTGCGCGGCATGCGCAGGAGCCTTTCGGCATGCTCCATCGAGAACTCCCGCTTCATGCCGTCGGCGGTAATTAGCGTCACTTTCGTTTCGCGCTTCATGGCTTCCGGGAATTTATTCGGCTGCGGCCACAAGGTCGCGCAGCGGGTTGAAATCCGAAGGAGTGACGATTGCGAAATCGTCCGACCACCCGGGCAGGAACGAGAACGAGATGTTGTTGCTGTCGGGAGCCTCGAATCCGCCCAGCCCCTTGTCCGACACGAACACCGACTGCACGGGGATCGGATAGTAAGCCGTCGCGGGCGAATCCCCCGAGGTCGATTTCTTGATACAGCCGATGTTACCGTGCCCGTCAACCAGGTAGACGCCGACATCTTCGCACATCAGCTCCTTCATGGCCTTGATCGTGTCCTGCGGGGAACGCAGGATTTTGGCCGTGAAAGCCGTCGGATTCGTACCGAGGATGATTTCGACGCCGCCGACAGTGGCATTGCCGCCACCATAGGTACGGGCTTCGCCAGGCTCGGCCGTAGGTTCGCTGATAAACGGCGTGATAACGGCCTTCGTACCGTCGGATGCCGTGAGAAGCGGCGTCCAAGACGCCAGTTTGGCAGGGTCGGCGATGCTGTTCAGCTCGTCGCCCGATTTGTAGATGCGCTGGAAGATCAACTTCTGCACCTGCCCCATGCTCTCCGGACAATCGTGTACCGGAATAGTCTGAAGCGATGCGCCGCGCGGACAACCACAATTCATACGTGAAAGAAATTTATCGGTTAAACATCCGGGCGACCCTTAGCCCATTTTCATTACAAAGGAAAATATTATTTTGAGGCAGATCGGCATCAATTCCGAACTCTTACGCCGCGTGCCGGTTTGCGGGTGCCGTTTTCACACTCGGCAATGCCCGTAAGCACGTCGGCGACCTCGTCGTGCGCATTGGCTTTGAATATCCGTTTGAAGGAGGTGACGTCCGCATAGAACCGCGGCCAGCGCTGCGCCCAGTCGTAGGGCATGACGATACACTGTTTTACGGTGGGGGCATAGGTGAGGACGCGCGATTCCTTGTTATGCGACTGGAAGAACGGCGTGATTTCCACGCCCGGGCATTTCGCGCGAAGCTTACGAGCAAAATATCCGCCGCCGTTGTTGCTCTCGATCATCGAGGCCCGCGTCTGGCTCCGAGCAAAAAGCATCGGCAGCAACTTTTCCGCTTCGTCGAGGTCACTACCCGTGTATACCAAATCGGTAATGTAGCATTTGCAGAAACTGACGCCTTCGGAAACTTCGGCCGCACCTACCCGGTAGGACACGGACAATGTGTTGTCGGAACCTGTATCGGCAATATCCGTGTAGTTTTTATTCCCGAATGTTACGGGCAGCTCCGTATAAGTCTGCCACTCCCGACCATAGAGCGCACCCGATTCGTTATAGGGATTGCCCTGACACATGCACTCGAATATTTCCGGCGACAGCTTGCGGGATGTCTGAAGCCGTTCCAATGAGTGACGGGCCGGCCAAAGTGCCTCCCCTATCTGTCGGGGATCGAGCTCTGTCGGTTCGTTCTCCTTTATCGCCTGGAAATTGACTTTCGCCCAGGTATCCGCGGGGAAATTATCGAGCTGCGCCCACGAGGTAACCTCGATCACCTTGTCGTGCCTCTCCAATCGGCCGATCAGATCGTCCTCATGCCAGCGCGTGAATACGATAAGTTGCTGGCTTTGGTTGTGCAGGCGAAAGTTTGCAACAGAGGTGTACCACTCCCAGCAGGATTCCCGGATAACGGGAGAATTGCCCTCCTCCGCATCCTTATACAGGTCGTCGATTATCAGGATGTCGACGGGGTTGCCCGTGAGGCCGCCGCCACGGCCGACACTCAGCAGACTACCCCGGCGGCCGATGATTTCAAATTCATTCGCGGTGTTGATCGCATCCTCCGCCGAAGTGCGCCCTTTGCTGATACGTGTATCGGGAAACAAATCAGCATATTGCGGGGTTCGCATATATCGCTGTATCTCCCGGTTGAATTTCCTGGCCTTTCCGTCATTGTAGGAAGCCACGGCAATACGGGCATCCGGGTTTTGGCCCAATATCTTGGCCGGAAGTAGGCGGGTCGAAGCCTCGCTTTTGCCGTGCTGGGGCGGCATAGAGATAATCAGCTTCTTGATCTTCCCCGTAGCGAACCTATGCAGGATGCGGTAGTAAACGATATGAAACGGTGCAAACTCCAGCCTCGGGTTGACATACTTGGCAAAAAGCCCGAAGATATTTCGGGCTTTCTCCATACGCCATTGGCAGAGGGTATTTGCATCTACTTTCATTCCGATTCATCGTCCGACAGGAATTGTGCCTTCTGCTCGGGCGTCATACCCTTGAAAGGGTTTGAATCCATAGGGCGGAACTTCATAGTCTGCTCGTCCTCGTACCCGTGATTGTTCTTCAGCAGGAAGATCGCAGCGGCAGCTCCGCATCCGCCTTTGAGCATCCTCACGACCAAATCCCGTTGGACGCGCATCCGCGCTTTTTTTACCGTAGGAAAAAACGCAGAGTATGATTCCAGCTTGCCATAGTTGAGAATAGTTCTCCTATCTACCTCAAGAGCCTCGCAAAGCCCTTCGATGGTAAGCGGCTCGTCTTTCTTCTCACACGCGGCGAAATAAGCATCAATGGCTACCTGCATATCCTCCGGGCTGGAGAACTTACGCGGGCGTCCTGTCTGTTTCTGTTCCTGATTTGCTGCCATAATGTACGCGATTTGTAGCGGAGATGGGATTCGAACCCACGACCTCCGGGACATGAACCCGGCGAGCTACCGCTGCTCCACCCCGCAATGATTCCATTTCAATCCGGAGGCTAAAATACAACGCTTTTTGAGTACCATCGGCTATCGGGAGGACATCCCCGAATTTCGAAGCCGTTTTATTCGTTTGGATAAAAACGGATTCGGCATGCAGTCGAGCGTTCCGAGATGCTCAGGTTCAGCCTTGGCCGGCTTTCCCGCCTTTTTGCGAGCTTTTCCCCGGGTTCCCTTGTTATGCGGTATGTGCCCTTTCTGAAACCGGCCGGGCAGGTGCTTGCACTCTTCAATGAAAGCCTCGGATTTTTTCAAACCTAAGCGAGCCGCACAAACAGCCACGGCTTTCGGCGACCGGCCGAACAACTCGGCCAAGGCCTTATTGAAAAAAGTCGGATATAACCGCGTCATTTCATACAGTTCCTCGCGCGTCCATTTTTTTATCCTGCTCATTTGCAATCCTCCAAATTAATCACTACCTTTATTCCTGCATGTGGGGGTGATCCGAAAGGATTGCCTCTTTTTTATTTTTTCTCCAGCTCTTCAAGGAGGGCGTCGGCGAAGTCGATAGCCTGACGAGCAATCAGTGTTTCAGCTGGTATGTTTGCGCACTCACCTTTAGCCTGCCAGCCATCAGAGACAAGCACAGGAAACGCAGCTGCCATCATCTGCCCCGCATACACCCTCCGCCAGTACTCCCGATCAGTTGTTAAGTTTTGCTTAATAACTGGATCAACCTTTTCGAGCTTATCCTCGATATGGTTCCCGTACTCCCCCTGCGCCAGCTTCTCGGCATAGTCGTCGTCGCGCATCATCAGGTCGGAAGCGTCTTTGAAATCTTCAATGATTTCACCTCGTTCTGTCCATGAGGCGCTTTGCTCCCAATCGCCCATATCAATTAAGGCCAATATGGGCTTCCTGCCGCACCCTTTGCAGTCAAATGCGATAATTCGCGCATTCCTCCCGTCTCTCGTACACACCGCCGCGCCTGCTTTGGCGGCTGCTAAATCGAAATTCTTCATAGCTATTCTGTTTTTAAGTTTCTCATAACGGTTTCCACATCCACACAAAGGCCCGGTCATCATAATCGGCATAATCTTCATACCCCCGGCGTTTATACCAGTCGTGCATCCATGCAGACCTATCTGCCCATAAAGCGCATGAATCACAGCCTAACCCGCGAGCAATATTCTCCAACGTGGTCAATAGTTCATTTCCATGGCCTTTTCGTCGTTCACTCGGGTCTACCTCTACGTTCCTGAACGCGGCGATGGATTGTCCTCTATATCGGTATATAACCGCTTTGCAGCAACCGTGCAGGGTTACATGCAATTCCAAGTCAAGCATGTTTTTCATCCTTTGTAATTTTTATATACTCGTCAGCCCCAATGATACCCCGGCGGCGCAAACGTTTGATGAAGTTCTTCATGTTCAACGCCTGTTCATAGTAGCAGTCCTTTTCGACCTTCACGTCTGATTTGACATGCCGCACAACCGTATCTGTATCCGGATCGTATTGGTATGTTATATCAGCTCGCATTTCCACTTTACAAGCTTCCCGAGTAGTCGTGTTAAACTTGTAGAGGGTGTGGCCGGGAATCTTCGTCAGCCGACCGATCAGTTTATATTCGTTCTGTTTCTTCTCGACGGCTTCGATCTGCGCCTTACAAATCTTCTCGTTCGTGATGCCGTCGTGTGGGGTTAGAATATCCATAGTTATTTCAGTTTTTCGAGATTTTGCGAGAATCTCGCTATTTCAACAATTCGAACTCGAATTGTACCACTTCGGTTTTGGGAATCTTGTAGTGAAGGTTATTTCATTCGCTTCCTCGCATTCGATCATATAAGCCTCCGGCCATAGCCCCTTTATTTGCTCGACATTTTCGGCATAGGCGACAATAACGAAAGCGTCGACGCTTTCGCCCGTACACCAATACGGATACTTGATCGGCCATTTAACTGGCCGATAATCGTTACCGCAATCTTTGAATTTGATATAGAATCTTGCTCGTATCATTTCTCCCTCTTTTTGAAATGTTCGATAATCTCCTCAACCGTGGCCTTACGGGCGGGGATACCGACCCGATGCTCCAGCAAGCATTTTTCGAAGCTCCCAATGGGTGCATACAGCCCTTGGTTTACCCATGCCATCGCTTCCTCCGCGATAAACCACTGCTCGCGGTCGTTCTCGTCGTTCATCGCCGCCAGTGCCTTAAACAGCTCGATATTCTCACCGCAGTCGTAGCTCGGATTGCGATTCTCGGCATTTTCGGCCTTGAACTGACCGATGCTGTATCGGGTCTCCTCGTCATAGTCGCATATCCCGTGTGCCTCGTAAGCGATTTTAAGCCGATCAATCCCTCTGCAATGCAGAGTGTTCCAGCCGTCGAACAGAGAGCAGGAGCAGACATGATACCCGATTCCCTTCAACCATTCAGTCAGTTCTTTTCGCTTGTCCATATCCTCGACACGGACAAAGCACGGTGTTGTAAACTTCATAAATGTTATTCTGTTTTAAGTAATTCCGGGTTGTCGTGAATATTGCCAATTACTTCGCAACATTGAGCCATCCATGATACGCTTTGTGCTTCGGCAATAGGAGAATACGGATATAACGGCGACCTATGGTCATAGCCGAACGATACGGGATTATCCTCAAAAGCGAGACCGCCGGGAACTCGGAAGACGGATCGCACAATTCCGCTACC